CAAAAGTGAGTCGGGAAAAGTCAAGTCCAAGATATCCAATGATTCAAAGGGAAAAGCCCAAGGAATCGTAATTTCAGCACTAGTTGATCGATTGATATCGACAACGGTAGCGCCGGGGTACGCAGAAATACAGGTAACTCCTTCTTGACGCCAATCCAGAGATGGGAACATACTCCAGGCCAATAAAAATTTTCCGTCAACAGTGGGATTTGCATTCCACTTTAACTTGACCTCAATTTCCTTGACCCTAAAATATTTGAGATACACAAGCCTTTGACGAATCAAAGGTGCGTTGAGCAGCTCAACCAGGATTGGAATGTCAAAGACTGTAAACGTCTGAGCAGTATTGTCTGTAAACAACATTTCGGAAGTCGTCGCTTGAAACTGATAGGTGCCAAGGTGGACTCCACGAGATAGTTCTTTAGTCAACTCATGATCAGTGTCGCCAGTTGGAGCATCAAATTTTGTGGGCATTATAATTGCTACGGGGGCTTCAGTAGCCTCCTCGTAGTGAGTAGTATCGTCAATCGTAAAGGAAGTTGTGGGTTCGATAGAAGTTTGATTTGAAGCAAGTCGGATTGTCGCCTGTAGGTTTTGACTCATTAAGCTACAGGAGGGGAAAAGAGCGATATTTCTGGGGCTGCCAGAGATCCATCGCGCTCTAAATAGAGCAGATCGTTACCGGAGATAGGACTAAAAGGTTCTTTTACTTTTCCCAAGCATTGTGAACCATCTGCCATCACATCTCCAGCCTGTTGTTTAGGGTATTCAATTTGTTCGATGAGGGTGCGTAGAACGTGACCTCGATCCAGCTTATAAACGCCAATACCTAATTCGTTCAAAGCATAAGCATAATCGTCCGTATGTTTGTATTCCAATTCATCATGCAAAGCTAACTCTCGACACATAATGTGAAAGTTGTCTTTCATCTGTAATTCCGGGTTTGCTCGTTTGTTCATCCAATCCATCATGTTGAAAATAACGTCAATTCGAAGCGGGGCGACATATCGTTTAAGCACATCACACTTACGGAAACTTCGTTTTAGAAATTCCACGTCGGCTAAGTTCTTAAACTCCATGACACCATCCGTCTTCTGTTCATCCGTGTAAATAAATCCCCACTCAGCGAAACACTTCTTGATATTCTCAGGATTAAACGCAGCAGGTGCATCCGGTGAGACGCCATAAATGTTGTCATCACCAAAAGTGCCAAGTTTAACCATGTATCTAAAAAGAGATAGAGTTCCGCCAAGGGCCACCCAAGCCATCCTGAAAAGAATCCGATTAACAAAACAGTTTATCAACGTTGTGAGTATATTACCAGAAGTCTGGGAATGTGTCCACATGTAAACAAACCATTTCAGAACATGGACAGAACTACATATCTCCGAAAAGAGTATAGATCGTACCAGTTGTTCTTTCTCGAAATCCTCTCTAGATTGTCCAGGTCGTTGATGGTAAAACATGTTAATTAATTTACCAATCCAAATCAATATGGGTCGTGATAAGGTTCCGTCGAAGTTTGAAAAATCACCTGCGCCAATTCGAAGTATCCATGTCAAAAATTTTGCCAGTAAATTCCAATCATTGGAGTATGGATTGATACCCATACAACATTCGTTGTAGATTTTCTTTTCCATTGTCCGG